TGGAACAAACAGCACTCCCTAGCCGAAATTGTTGATCCTAAAAACTTCAAGTCTTATGCTGAACTTAAAGCGAAACTGCACAAAGTTCTTCAACTTGATGGCGGTTCACACGCACCCAGCCCGACCGCTGAGGACAGCAATGCGGGGATGGAGTTTCAGCCAAACTTTAAAGAGAGATCAGCACCTGCTGTCGCTCAGGCTGAAGCCCCATCTCCAACTACGTCAGAGTCAACGGATGACTCTCTTGATTTCTTCAAGAGTTTAGCGGAAGACTAAATTGACTAGTAAAAACTCAATATAGCGAGTTTATGGGGAGACCGAAGCCACAAGCAGAAAGTCTCCCCTTTTTTGTTATCATTTGTGATTGTTTTATAGCTATTAGGAGTGATATATGATCATATCCGATCGATTAAAAAACTATTTCAACAGAAAGAAATCAAAAAGTTCTGACAAGAACCATACAAGATATCGCAACGATATTTGTAATCACTGGGACTTAGATTATGTTTCGGTAGAGGAACTTGAAGAACTTCTCAAGCAAGACAACATAGAAACTACATTGCCTCGCAAGAAGAAAGATATTGACTAGACGCCTTGTGGTACAGGCAAATGTGGCGAGTTCTGAAGCGAGTTAGAACCATTATTGATGATATTAAATGTAGTAGATGATCCACCAACATTAGTTTGATTACTAGTATCACCGCCCTTAGCGACATTGAAATTTTGTGTGCCGCCTTTTGCTATAACTGCTTGTGTTCCAGATGCCATAACGCCAAGTTTTGATTCAGTTGCACTTCCTGATGGAGGTGCTACACTAACGTCTGAAGGCGAAATAGCTGAGTCAGTTCCAGAAACAGTAGCAGATGAAGGCGTCACACTAGTAGGCCTACCGCCTCGTCTGGCTCTTCTAGCCGCACCACCTTTTAGCGCACTAGGATCTACATCTTTGCCAGTAAGAACTGCTTCAGCGATTGTCTCTGCTAATTCTTCCCCTAAGAATGCTCCGCCCGTCATACCGACTAGACCACCAAGAACAGTACCTACTCCAGGGAATATTCCAGTTCCAAGTGCCGAACCAGCTAGTCCACCGAGTGCTACCCCACCAACAGTTCCTAATGCTCCTACAGTTTGCTTCATGACTTCATTAAAGGGCTTTTCATTGTAGATAGCCATTAGAGGATCGATAAGTGCGGGTACAACAGCCAATGCAGGTCCTGCAAATTTAAAGAACTTCATATACTTCGCAACTTTAGCCAATCTACCTTCTGCCGCCATTGCTTTTGCTATATCATCAGCACTAGCAAATCTACCAGTAGAGTTATGAATCATTCTTCCTGCACTATTGAGTCGCATACCGCTTGGAACACCGCCTGGTCTGACTGGTGGTGGTCTACCGCCTGCCCCGCCACCAGGAGCTCCACCTGGTGCTGGTGTTGGTCCGCTTACTACGCTTTTAACGAGATTTCCCGCTAATGCCGCACCACCGGTTACCATCTTGAGTGCGAGTTTAGCTGTTCCAGTGATTGCTTTCTTGAGTAGCATTGGCACAAAGAGTCCCAAGGCTGCCCCAACAGCGGCCACTACACCACCAAGACTTTTCTTATCAATACCAAATTTATTCAGAGTTTCCGGTGATATTCCATCGACTAGCTTCTTACCCAAAGCTCCCATAATTCCTGCAAAGAATAATGGAAGAATAGCCATTGGACCAAATAATAATCCACCTAGAACAGCTAATATTCCACCGACTTTAATCATTCCACCATATTTCTTTGCGGCTTCTTCACCAAATGCTTCTTCGATTACTCCATCAACAAGACCACTTATAAACTTTACGATTATTGGAGCAATCAACGTAAGACCTAGACCCTTGGTAATGAACTTGCCTATGCTTTTTAGACCACTCATAGCATCTTTATTAGTCTCTTTTGCACCTTTAACCGCATCTGACATTCTCTCACGAAGCCCTTTCTTATCACCACCATCACCTTCTGATACCCTTTGACGCCTTCTTTCTGCTCTATCGGCTCGTCTTTCTGCCAATTCAGCGGCATCTGATGCCATAACGAAGTCTAAATTGTCTGACATAACATTAAGAATCTTGTCAAAAACTCCACTGAACTTAGGATCCTCTGGTGGCTCAGGTGGCGGTGCAGGCGGTGGCTCTGGTTTATTTGCCTTCTTTTGCTCCTCAAGCAACTGCTTTAGCAGTTGATTCGTTTCGTTCTGTGATGCGTTTTCGTCAGCCATTTGTCTTTATTTTCCGAACCATTGATCGATTAAATTTTTTCCGTAATACATAATACCTAACCAGACAGTGAATAGTACACCGTCAAAATATGATAACGAGTTCCACGCCTCTACTGGGTCCATAATCTACTCCTATTTCTTCTTGCCGAAGTTCTGTGTGCCAAAGAATGCGGCTACGATACCGGCAACAGCGACAAAGTATGTCGGTGCCATATCGCCTAGTGTTTTCTGTGCTTGATCTAGACCTACAAGAGATGCTAGAACAACAGCGAATGGGTACAACAACAAACCACCAAGAGCAAACCATGTCATGTTACGCTGTGCATCACGCATAGCATCTGCATCTTCTAATTCTTTTCGTCTAAACTCGAGGTATAACTGCTCTTCTTGTTTAGATACTTGTCCATCACCGTTTGTGTCAGCAGGGTGAAACACTTCTGCTTTTGTTTCTTCACTCATCATTTACTCCATTATTGTTGTTGATTCTTCTGCTCTTCTACGAAGTCTATTAGCATATCTACATACAAATCACGCTCGTATGGTAGTAATGCTTCTATATCGCCTATAGTGTATTTATGATGTTGCGCCAATGAGAATATAGTTTTATAATAATTCCCTAAGCTAGTATGACACAACATTAGAGAAAAAAAGTTTCTGTACCCTCTAGTAAGACTTCTTTCTCTTCTCCCTCACTATTCATATAAGTTGACTTGAATCTAAGTTTAGGCATAGTTTCAAAAAACTTTTGTATGGCATCAATAGTGCCTCCAGGGAATGTTTCGACAAACTGAATTACTTCCTCTTTGGTAAAGTCTTCTAGTTTCTGTACTTCATCTCCAGCAACTACACAGTCAATACACGCAATCATCACATCGAATAACGACTCAGTTGGATTTTCTACGACATTAAGAAAAACACTGACTTCATTAAGTCTAGGATAGCGCATCATTAAATACATCTCGTCCGATATAGTTATTTCTTTAGTGTGGCTCTCATCTGTCGTCAAATCAATTTCATCTATATCCAGTTCTAAGTTCACTGGATTGTTCGTATCTGGATCATTGATAGTAAAATTAATCTTATTATCTATAGACTTCGATCTGATCTGTAGCATGATATACTCTAAATCAAACATAGCCAGTTCGTCTATGCTTATGTCTGGACAGCAATTTGTTGCTATCTGTCTCATCGCCAATACCATTTGATTGGGATCTTTTGACTCTTGAGCAACTAGAAGAATCTTTTCTTCCTTTACTGTAAAGGGTCTATATTTGACAACACTGTCGTCTGATGGTAAATTCAACTCAAAAAGAGGTAAATCGATCTTTGGTAAAGCCATTGCACTACTCCTATAATATAATAATTATTTAAAATGATTCAACTATATTGTTTATGTTATTAATTTGATTGATTGCATCCTGTACACCAGCAGGTTTCGTAATACTTTCTATTGTGTTTACTGCACTGTTAATTGACGAGAACCACTTCAATAACTTTCCTGTAGTTGAGCCTGGTCTGTCAGAAAGAACTTTACCTGTTCTGGCACCTGTTACTTTGAGTTCATCGTATGAGAATCCTACTGGAAGAGTCATTACTTCAGCATCGTTCATCCAAGATGCTTCCATACTACCAACATTCACAGGATATAATCCACTAAACTCATATAGATACTCTACTGATCTTGAGCCGTGAGAATATACTGCGACTTGCATTGTTGCTTGATAGTCTTCTTTATATCCTAACTCGAAAGGCAACTGATTATTCACTCCTGCAAACCTACCGCCACTAGTGTCATAGTTCACTATGGCCTGTGACCATCTATGAAATAGCTTCAATACACCGAACTCCGAGTCAACCATAAACGTAGCAGGCAACACCGGAAAATTTATTCCTTGTGGTCTACGAACAACTGGTCCAAATCCCTGAGGCTGAACATCTCCTGTAGTAATATCTAGTTCTGGTAACGTCACACCTCTACAGAAAAATTCAATATCTCTGACAATTGGTGATGTAGCAGTTAGTTCGTTTGTGATTGATTTTGGCAAAGTAATTCTAGCAAAAAACAAATTGTTCTTGGCAAGCCCATGTTTGTTTACCTTTGAATTAAAGTCACTTATATTGAAAGCCATCTCTTTTCCTATTTAATTTTTCTTCTTGAATCAGCAAAGACTGTCGCTTTTGATGCGCCAACAAATCGTTCTGTTGGCAAGAATAATGCGATATCCCACTCTGAAGGATATACATACATAAATTTACTTTGCACTTGTTTTGTTAAATATCTCTTGATACAGGGTTTAAATTCTTTATACTTAGCCGCACCCTCTAGTATTTTATAGCTAAGTTTTAATCTAGTAGTCTCATCATATGATGTATTATTTGCTGTCTCATATAAAGCATCCATCAACTTAGCACGAAGAGGTAAAGGTAAATAATGCATATTCAGCCCGTAAAACCCACCCTTTACTTTTCTGTATGGAAAGATTAGGGGTAATCTATCATAGTATGGAAGAGTGTCTTTATACTTTGCTGAGTATTCGTACATATACATTGATCCGACAAGAGGCATAGTAGTCATTCTATCTCTGTCTCCCTTCTTGCCGAAGAAGTCGTTCTCTTTGACGTTCCCATAATTCTTGGCAGTATTACGATACCAATCACGAGCCTTAGCAGTCTGAGCAGGTATCTTGCCCTGTCTAACGCCCTTGTTTAGAATTTCGTCAAATAGTACGGCCATTATAGTATTACTACACCCTCTTCGATCAATCTTTGTCTATTGATCATATGTTGCTCTTGAATCTCTTCTTTTGAACCACCGTAGTAGTCAACAGCATGGCCTTCATCCATCAATACTTTTGTGACTGGTCTCCATGAGTCAGTCTTAGTATCATATACATCAAAATCGCCAAGAATACGACCAAACTTACCCTTCATATCTTCGCCATTTTTAGCAATCTGAGTCTTTAATACTGGCTTATCGCCTAGTAATTGCTTGAGTCTTTCTTTAGCCGCTAAGCCAAACTTCTTCTCAACTAAGTCTCTTGTTCTTGATTCTGGTGTATCAATACCCATGATGCGAACTCTTTCATTCTTCATCCAGATACCAAAGCCTAGATCAATATCTACGTCTACAGTATCACCGTCAACAATCTTTACCACTTTACATTTATATTCGTACATTATTTTATTCCTAATTCATTTTCTGTTATGATTCGAAAGATATAACCTCTATCTTTACAGAACTCTTCAGCCGCATTCCATTTAGCTGAATTAACTCCCCAAGTCTTTACTTCATTTATATATCGCTTGGTAGGCTTATTTCTTTTTGTGTTCTGTACCTTTGGAGGTTTTGTTTGAGCATAAGGCTTCACCTCTATAAGCACTTTTTCTTTACGCTTTTGTTTATTTATCTGTTCCACATAAAAGTCTGGAAAATATCTATGCATTCTCCCATCGATTGGCGAGCGATATGGTATAACAATTTCTTCGCTATTCCATTTAATCACATGAGGATGCTTATCTAAATAAGACATCAACTTGAGTTCCCATCCGCTCCTATAAATTATATTCGATGGGTCGCCTTTATATTTTTGTGGATTACGGGGCTTAAATTTACCCTGATAATAATTTGGCACATTCTCTCCAATACATATAAATAATTACCATAGACTAACTTATTATTTATATAAAGGCTCAGATAAAATGTCAGAAGGATTACTAAAAACAAACCCGTTAGAGACTATCACCGCACGAAAGGTTGAGCAAAAAGGTCCTACGAGTATCATGAAGTTTCCTAGAAATCTAGGCGCACACGGAACACTGATGCGTTTCTTTGAATATAAGTATGGAGGCAAAAGAGGATCTGAAATGAGACCTCTTGCTGAAATACTATTACCTCTACCTAAACAGATTCAAGATAATTATAAGATTAATGTTGGTGGTAATGAGTTAGGTATTCTAGGTACAGCCGCATCTCAATTAGCAGGTGATCCAAATTCTGCTGAATCAGTCGCAAAGAATTTAGGTTCTACAGCAGTAAAAGGAATATCTAAATTAGGTGAGGGATTAGCTGATGCAGTATCGGGTGACTTTACGGGAGTGCAACAAGCCCTTGCCGGTGCTACTGATACTGCTCAGTTCTTAGTCAGAGCTGGTATGGGTACAGTAAGCCCAGATATATCAAATGGTATCGGAGTTGGTCGTGGTACAGCAGTAAATCCATTCGCAACATTAGTATTTAATGGTGTTGATCTAAAAGTACACTCACTAGAGTGGTTATTATCACCAGAATCTGAAGCCGAATCAAAGCAATTAAAGAAGATTATTCGTACTCTGCAACGCATGGTACTGCCAAAAGCCGAGAGTGTTTTGGGTGAAGATACGGGCGCTAATGTGCTTGATCGTGGTCTTTTAAGATATCCCGCAATGGTTGATACATATTTTCAAGGTATTGATCAGTCATACTACTTCAGATTTAAAACAAGTATGATATCAAACTTAGCAATCGACTATACTCCTAATGGCATAGCAGTCAATAAAGGTGGTAAACCCTCTGCAATTCGTATCACAATGACATTGAATGAAGCATATATTCATACCGCAGGTGATAATTCTGCCGCTGATTTATTAGAAGAAGCCATACAAGAAAAACTTGACGAAAGTGTCACAGATAATCTAGTTGAAGATGGAGAATTTGCTCAAATTGATGGAAGTCAAGCAACAGGCCCCACAGGTGAATCACTAGTAAACCTAGGACACGTTGGTAGTGGCGATGGTCCTCAATCAGACGAGATAGAGATTTTGAATCGAAATACCCCTGGTATCGCCTACACCACGATGACAACAAGGGCAAAACTTCTTGCACAAGGATTTACTGAGGCTCAAATAAATGGCACAGCTCCTTCGGGCATTAACGGTGTAACTTTCATTCCAGGAGACGTGTAGTATGTACTTTTCATCATTTCCCACAGCAAATTTTAATGGAACGGAGCTTCTTGACATAACTCGAAGATTCGATTTAGGAAGAATTGCTGACACAACTCCCCTGACGTATATGAATTATACAATCCAAGACGGAGAAACTCCTGAAGACATCGCATTTTATTATTATGATGATCCTTCGTATGCATGGCTAGTATTATTATCAAACAATATTCTTGATCCCTACACACATTGGCCTAAGCCACAACGTCAATTTGATGAGTATATTAAGAGTGAGTATGCAACTCAATCAGGCACAACAGGCCAGGCTGTTATTGAGTGGACAAAAAATGAAAACATTTCGCAAAATATTATGCATTATCAGAATATATATTTCAATAATGTACAAATTAATCGCTCATCATGGAATAATCTGACTAGTACTGGTATTGGAGTAAATTCTGCTTCCAACCAACTTGCCTCTGTATATGATAACTTTGCAGGCGATACAGATGTAATACGAATGGCGCTTAAAGAAGCATATTATCCTGTTCGTATATACGATTATGAACTCGAATTAAACGATTCCCGAAAAGAAATACAGTTAGTAAACAAATCTTTACTACCTCAAATCAAAGAACAGATCGAGACTATACTGAATGACAAGTGAAGCCGCCCAAGCAGGTTATCATAAACTCAATTATATGAGAATCAAACCTCTTTATTCTGATTCAAACAGAAGAGGCCGCAGTTCTTCTCTACCTGATTATATAGATGTCACAAGAACAGTTGTTAATTGGATGGTATCGGAGAGTATCGACAGTCCTTTTATCTCGGGCTTCGTAGTCATTTCTGAGTCTGACAATCTCCTTGAAGACGTTCCGCTCCGCGGAGAAGAATATATCGACATATCTTGGACAGATTTCTATGGAGTTACAAAGACACAAACCTTCTTTGTCTATGCCGTAGAAGATATCAAGCCCGCAAGTTCAATTAATGATAGAATGGTTCAGTATACATTAAAATTTACATCAGTTCAAAAGCTATTATCTGATGTCAAAGAGATAAGAAGATCCTTTAATAAGCAAAAGATTAGTGATGTAGCACAAATAATCTACGATGAATACTTCAAAACAGGTAATAAAGACTTAGATAAAGAGATAGAGATAGAACCTACAGATGGAGAGCAAACGATTGTCATCCCATCCCTTAGACCTGATGCCGCAATGCAGTTTTTATCTAGAAGAGCGTATAGCAGTGAGAATAAAACTTCCTTATATAGATTCTTTGAGACAGGAGAGAAGTATTTCTTTTGTACGCATGAGTATCTGACCAATAAATACAGTGGTTTTGAGGGGATATCCGAAGAGGAAAGGAATCGCTTTATTTTTAATTACAGCACGTTAAATGATAACACAGGAGATGGCCAGAGAAAGGCTCAGCAAGCTATAAACGATGTGGCCTATGGTACCAAGGTGGACTCTTTCGCTGATATGAAAGATGGTACCTATAGGAGAAACGTGACCGAACTCGACATCAATTACAGGACCAGAATAGCACGCCAGTATGATTACTCTGATGAATACAAGGAGTACAAGGCGCCTAAGGACTTAAAGCTAACACATTCTGAGGACTTTGTCAACACTTATATGCCTTCTGCATTGGCACCTGATACTGTATTGATTACTGACTTCCCGCAGATAGGCCAGAACAAAGGCGAGCAGAATATGCTGAAGCCTTATGCTCACTACTACGAGAACTATACAACGAAGCCTGTGGTAGACTATCATATGAAGAGAAATGCGTTTCAAATCACAATCAATGGTAGACATGAACTCTATGCTGGCCAGATTATTGACTTGAATCTATATAAGTTTGCTAATACACTAGCGGGAACTAAAGAGAATGATGCACAGAGAAGTGGTAAGTATATTGTGTTAAGTATTAACGCTACCTTTAGTGGCGATGAGTTTAAGCAAACGCTTGTGATAACAAAGGGTGGATTATCATGACAGAGTGGAATGACCTGATTGGGATTTTGTTACTACTATCAATAAGTTACACGATCTATTTGAAATTAGAGGATAAAGAATGAGCGGCTTTAATAATATGCTTCACTTTGTGGGAGTTGTCGAAGATAATCATGATAAGACGAATGCTGGCCGTGTTCGTGTAAGAGCGTTTGGTATACACCCGCCTCGTGCTTCTGAAGGTAAGGAAGATAGTGTGCCTACTGCTGATCTACCATGGGCTACTGTACTAGATGGTTCATATGGAGCATCACCAGTCATACCTACTGTAGGTGATTGGGTATTTGGCTTCTTTATAGATGGAAGAGAAGCGCAACAGCCTATGGTGATGGGAAGACTTCCTGGTATGCATCTACAAATGCCTGCAGGTTCTGGTGAGCCTGGTGAAGATGGTTATCTACCTCCTGGTGCAGTACATCAGTTTGGTAAGCCTGATCTACATCGATATCAAGGGGGTGAAGGAGCTGGCCAAGGACAGACTCTTGCTCAACGAGTACTAGCGAATACAGCAATACCACAAGCGAATGGTGAGACGTTTGATGAGCCACCAATCATGATGCCTGAGAACAACTATGCTAATCGAGTCATTAAGTCAAGAGATGGAGATAACTTTATTGTACTAGGCTCTGGTGATGATGGCGAATCAGGTGATTACTTTCTTATCTCCCACTCCTCTGGCTCTGTATTCCAGATAGATGCGAATGGTACTATCTTTGTTAAAGCATTTGCTGACAAGTATAACACAACTCAGGGTATCGAGTCAACCTATGTAAGAGGCTCTTCTCATAGTACGATAGATGAAGACTATACAGTAAAAGTAGGTAAGTCTGGTAAGATCAGTGTGAATGGCCGATTAGATATAGAGTGTACTGACTTTAATGTTCGTGCCGCAAGAAACATTAATCTAGATGCTGGTGTTAAAGTGAATGTATCTGGTGCGGGTATTGGATTACTTGCTACAGCAGATGATATCAATATGATTGCTCATACTAATCTAAAAGCATTAACAACACTAGGTGGTATGTACTTCAAGTGCTTATCACCAGGTATACCAGGCATTAGTGGTGGTGGTGACTTCCATGTAGACTCATATAAGACGAATCTAAACAGTATTGCATATTCAAGAATACATAGTATGGGTACTCCTGCTATATCACCACAACTTCTTCCTGCACCAGATGCTGGCCATATGGGTATTGATATACAGAGTCTTACATCAACTCGTATTGAAGGACTTGGAACAGTTAATATTGAATCAGCTGGTGCTATGGGTATTAGTGCATTAGGCGCACTTGGACTGAAAGCTGTAGGTACTATGGATCTTCATGCCGGAGGACAACTAGGATTGGGAGCAAGTGGACTAGTGAATCTAGATGGTAGTCTAGTGAACATTGGTAATGGAACAGCTGGTGTCACTGGGGGTGTTGCGACAGCGACTGTTACTACATCTAAAGCACCACAGTTACTACAAAGCACAGTATTCTCTGTAGTGCCTAATGTTTCGATTGAGATAGCAAAAACAGTGAAGCCACAAGAGATCAAGAACGTAGTCACCCCCGAATTGCCTGCTGTTACGAAGAGATGGTGGCATCCATTGACTAGCTTTATGCGATCCGATAGTGATGAATAAATACAGTTTGGAAGGAGATAATCTTCTACCTGCCACTATCATTATAACACAAATGGCCACTTTGTCAACAAAAAGAGTAAAATAAATGTCAATACAATGTGATAATACTACACCAATCATTAGTAAGCTATCTGATCTTACGCTGCCCACTGGCGCTATTGACTTATCTGCTCTTCTTGCACAGCCAGATCCATTAGATAGTCCAGCTATTGATCGTAGTACAGTAGTTGGTATCACAGATGGACTGAACAATTTCGTGCTACAGTCTACTGACTTATCTAAATTTCCCACACTGAAAGAGAGGTTTGGCCAGTTTCCGCTTACGTCTACTGAAGTAGCGGGCTATATGATAGACAATAATGCAAATGGCTTTAGTATATTAAACTCGATTAATCGATACGATGCTAAACTAGGACCTGAGGTTGCACTTACTGATGCTTTAGATGGCTTAGACATATACTATGCCACTAACTATGGTAAGTCTATTAGTGAAGGGCTATGTGGATCATTTGGTAACACACTTATGGAGCTTCTTGCTCTATTCTCTTTGATTGATTCAGCCCAAGCAAAACTTGCTAGTCTTGATATCAAGAATCTTGATCCAATGAAACTTGCAACTGCACTTGCCGAGAAGTTGAAGCTAGAGGCCATTAAAGACAAGTTGCTTGAGACGATAGATAAGTTGATTGATAAGATAGAGAAGAAAGTACGAGACTCTATTGAGGGTGCTATAGATGATATAAGAGAGTTTGTAGGTGATCCCAAGGGAGTACTACTACGCCATGTGACTAAGCTAGGTGAAGAGATTGATGAGTTCTTCAATAGTGATACAGTACAGCGTATTAAAGACAATGTAGAAGCATTCATTGCTGAGATGGTTGCCATGTTTGAAACACCTACTATAGCAAATGTTCAGTTAATGATGCAGAAGCTATGTAACTTCACAGAGACCATCATGGCCATACTCTTTGGACCTGCTGATGAGATTGCTGAAGTAGCTAAGGTAGCAAAAGAAGAGCAGAAGATTATCGATACTCACGAGAAAATGGAGAAGAAGAGTGCAGAAGAAGCAGGTGGCGTACGAGTAGATAAGACTGTAGCAGAAGAGGTTAAAGAAGAATCTGCGAAGAAGATTAATGATGCCGCATCAGATAATGATCCAAATCGCTATGTTGTGAGTGAAGCATATGAGACAAGACGAGGCACTAGGCATAGAGACGTAGTGAAGTACAGACAGCCAGGTGATATAGGGTATGTAGATCCTGCTACTGGTACACTTGCATTACCTACAAATGTAGACTATGTGACATCTGATAAGATCACAAGTGACGAGATTGAAGCAATCAATAAGATGGATGATACTGGCTTAGGACCTAATAGACTCATACGATGGGATGCAAAAGTCGTTAAAGATAAGGGTTGGCAGAAACTAGACAATGCTGTGCTTGCCAAGCTATTGCGTATTAGTGTGCTTACTGGTGAGAAGTATGTACTCAAGCAGGGTATTGCTCCAAGTCTTGGAAGAAAAGCATCTAGAGAGTATGGTAAGATACGAAAGCAAGGTAGTGCTATGTATCACCATAAGTACTCTGGCATGGCTGTAGAGTTATATGTGAATGATGCAAATAGAGATAAGACGATTATAGCGGCTTCGAGAGCGGGCTTTACTGGTATAGGTGTAGGGAAGACTTTCCTAAGACTTAACCTAGGTGCTAGAGCTGGTGATGTAGCGAGTAAAGACGATCCTAGATGGCTTGGTACTGATAGATTTGGTGATGCTGAGACTATTGTATATACCTCTATGATGAAGAAGCATCGTATAGATGGCTATAGAAATAAGCGAGAGCAAGATGAAGACTTTAGATTCTTTGATAAGTCTACACATAAGAAAGAAGAGAACAATGATGGTACATTTAGCTTCGTAGATAATAATAGCATATTAGGCATAGAAACACAAGAACCTGAAGCATTTAGTCTGTTAAGGCCAGACAGTTAGTATAAATACACTATAAAAGGTAAAAGAAATGGCATTAACACCTAGAACAAGAGCAAGTATCTTCTTTACAGATTTCACAAAGAATCTAGAGATGGTGCCTGGTCGAAAAGATGTTGCTCGACACATCAACGAGAATTCTGTGAAAGAGAGCATCTATAATCTCGTGATGACTGATCGTGGCGAGAGATTGTTTCAGCCTAACATAGGGTGTGATATAAGAGGGTCTCTATTCGAGAACGTAGACCCTAACGTAATGCTCATACTAGAGAAGAACATCGAGAATACCATTAAGACATATGAGCCACGATGTAATCTTCGGGGTGTAGAAGTAAGCGGTAATATAGACAACAACGAATTAAGAGTTAAGATAGTGTTTAGTGTAGTTAACACGACCACTACATCAACTCTAGACATTGAACTGAATAGGGTAAGATAGACATGACAGACTTGTCACCAATCAAACAATTAGACTTTAACGAAACTAAGGAAGCACTCAAGACTTTCCTCAAGAGCCAAGACCAGTTCAAAGACTTTGACTACGAAGGATCTAACTTGAGCGTACTATTAGATGTGCTATCATATAACACATACTATAATAGCTACTACTATAATATGATGCTATCCGAGATGTTTCTTGATAGTGCTACTCAGAGAAACAGCGTATTAAGTCATGCTAAGGAACTTAACTATTTACCTACAAGTAAGAGAAGTTCAGCAATCAAGGCCAATATTAGTGTTGTAGCATCTAATCTAGATAGTAACTACTTCAATATACCTAAGCATACAGCCTTTATTGGTCGCTGTGGTAATAAGACATATAACTTCCTTACAGACAAAGCACACACAGCAGTACGAAGCGTTACTGACGATTCACTCTATACAGTATCTGATGTTGATATCTATGAAGGTCGTATTATACGAGAGACTTATAATATAGGTAATACCCTTATATCAAATCCAGATATAGACACACGAAGTCTTGAAGTATCAGTTAATGGTAGAGAGTACACATATAGAAGTGATATCTTTGGGGTATCAGCAACTGATAGAGTGTTCTATCTCCAAGCTGAGAATGATGGTAGATACTCTATACAATTTGGTAGAGATAAGTTTGGTGTACAGCCAACAATCACTGATTTGATTGAAGCGACATACAGAGTAACATCTGGAAGTTCCGCAAATGGTGTTGGGTCGATTACAAGCGGTAACTTTGGCGGCTCTTCTTCTGTTGTAATATCGCTAGAACATTTGTCAAGTGGCGGCTCTCAGGCGGAAGACATTGAGTCGATTAGAACCTTCGCTCCGAAAGCATTGCAGGTCCAAGAAAGAGCAGTCACGAAACGAGACTACGAGACTCTCTTGCGTTCTCGCTTTCCTAATATACAAGCGATTAGTGTATATGGTGGTGATGAAGTCATTCCACCTCAGTTTGGTAAGGTGATTATCTCTGTTGATGTTGTTGGTGGTGAAGGTGCGGCTGACTACGAGATTGCTAACTTTCGAGCATATCTACGAGATAAGACTCCATTAACAATTGAGCCTGTGTTTGTTGTAGCGAAGTTCTTGTATGTCGATCTTGATGTGAATGTTGTATATGACTTAAACCTTACAAGCAAGAGTTCTGGTCAGATTCAGAGCGAGGTGGGTACGGCTATCGCTGAATACCAGAACACAAATCTTAATGACTTTAATAAGACATTCCGACAGTCAAGACTTTCTGCACATATTGATAGTCTTGATGTATCAATTGTATCTACTGACATTGTGGCAAAACCTATCATTCAGTATATTCCTACATTGAACTTTGCGACTAGTCCATCGTTCTCGTTTGAGTCTCAGTTAGTACAGCCATATCCATTTGATGTTGCTAAGGGCTTTGAGACGTATAAGCCCGCAGTGTCTACATCGAGATTCACAGTCGAAGGTTCTAGTGTAACTGCAAAAGATGATGGTCTAGGTAATATCATGCTTGTGACTGCTGACACAGATGTTGAGAGCGTGTTCAAGTCATCTATTGGTACAATCGATTATAAGACAGGTGCAGTCAAGCTATCTAACTTGAGTGTTGAGTCGTTTGAGAACAATGCAATTAAGTTTACTGCTAACACAGTGAGTAAAGATATTAAGCCACCAAAAGATCGTATCATTGTAATTCGTGGTGAAGATGTGACTGTAAATGTTATGCCGGTGGAGTCATAATAAATGGAAAACATAAGGAACGAAATTTATTCAGCGATTGCAGATCAGTTTCCTGAGTTCTATAGAACAGAGGGAGACTTTCTAATCTCATTCATTGAGGCTTACTATAAGCACAATGATGCTGAGATGGATCGTGACGTTCCTAGACTTCGTGATATCGATACAACCTTAACTAAGTTTCTCGTTTATTATAAGAAGAAGTACCTTGCTGACTTACCTCTGAATACAGAAATTGATGTTCGCTTTATCATCAAACATATTCGTGATATGTATAACCGTAAGGGTACTGAAGAAAGTCTTCAATTACTATTCCGACTGTTCTTTGATGAAGAGATAGAAATATCATATCCTAGTAACTACATATTAAGACCGTCTGACTCTATCTGGGGTGGCGATACTTATCTTGAGATGTTGTCTGTCTATACAGTAGATGACTATCCTATACAAAAGGGTATGAGAATACGAGGTGACATTTCTCTATCTACTGCATTTGTTGATGAAGTAATCTTTGTTAACTTTGGCGGTGCCCTTTCACCTATCATATATGTCTCTAATGTAGCGGGTTCATTCACGAGTGATGACTCTATTGTAATCGTATCATTAGACTCTGAAGGTAAAGAAACTACACTGAATGTTGGTAAATTGATTCAAGGATCAACGAGTCATGTGACGGTAGATGCTAATGATAGAAAAGCAAATCAAGAAGTAGGCACTAAAGTTAAAATCGTGTCTAGTCTTACTGGAGTTGACGGAGAAGGAAGAGTAACTGCTACGTCTACGACAACAACTGGATCTATTGACTTCGACCTTGTAGATGGTGGATTTGGATATGTTGATCCCACATCAATCACAGCAAGCAACACTCTAGGAATTAGTAATCAAGTTCTACTTGTAAATGGAATGAATGAAGTTGACGTTAAAGCTGGCGATGAGTTATATGCTATTGGCGATCTTATCTCATACACTAATCCAGATACTGATCCAGGCACATACGACTATGCAGTATCAGGTAGTGCTAAGGTAATTGAATATCGTCACCCCCTCATCTTTGTTAAGACATCTTCGGCTGAAGAAGTTCTTGCTTTCGCTAGTAGACAGGTTGATGTTTCTGGTTATAATTTGGACCTGTTACGCTACTATCTCCTTGAAGCACCAACCTTTGATGCTGAAACTGAAAATGACTCAAGTTACAATGTTTGGAATAAAATCACAGTAGAAGGTAAGTACGACAGCCAACTGGCATGGAAACTTATTGATGATAGTTTTTACACCTCTTCTTCGGTTTATGCGGCTTCTCGCAATGCATCGATTTATTCTTTCTATACTACTTCAATAGCAAACAAAGCAGATTGGGCTTTAAACAATATGCAGTTGGGTCAAGATGTCTCTGGAACTTTTGTAACCCCACCGTTTACGCAAACAGAGTGGTTGCCAACACTTAGACCTGAGTTTAGATTGTCTGGTGGTCCAACTGGAAATGATTTCCTATTAGAAGATAGATATGGAAGAATGCTAGGCTTAATGTCAGAGTTCGATATATATCCTAAACTTACTATTGGCGCTCAATATGAGGCCGGGTATTATAATTATAGCGGACAGTATTCTTATATTAATGGTGTAGCAGACAGTGATTTTATCGATCAGACCGAGTACCAGCTTGTAGGTGACTGGAATAGTCCAAGTTTTGATAATGCGGTTGTTTCAAATCCAGATTTCGTTTACACTGATAATTCAGCAGAGTGGGCAGATCCAAATCTTCTCAATAGGGACTTACGAAATCTCTCTATACCTTTAAGAGTTTACCGACAAGGAAGAAAAATCTCAACTGCACCTGTAATTCAGATATCTGGTATAGGTAATCTTAACTCTGGTGCAGATTTTGAAGTCTCTACACTGACTAATGTAGAAACTGTTAGTCTGATTACAGATCAGATTGGAGACTTTTCTGTAGTACAGCTAGATGCTGACGGTATACCTGGCAACGATGACTATGGTATGAGTGGACCTGGCGCAGAAAATATTTCAACGCCTTTACAAGATGCGTTCTCATCAGTTACTGTAAAGATAGGATCAATAGCGTCCCTAAAACAACTTTCTGCTGGACAGGATTATCAGAACGATGTTGCTGTGTCAATAGTACACGATAATATAACTAAGTTTAATAAAAAGGATGTTATAGTCACATTCGAGAACGCTAACTTTTCGCTAGAGTCTGGCGACATAGTAACTCAAGCGAGAACTATACCTGATATCGAGATTAACCAGGCAGGTAACATCACTGAAAGCGAAGTTGAATCATTGGGCACATCTACTACTGGTGGCGGTGGATATCGAGACAGTACTACTACGTTCGAGTATACTTCAGGAAACACAATCGAGTATACTACGAAAGCAAGATTTCTGAAAAGAGTTGGTAACTCTTTCTACTTTAGACTTTTAAGTTTTTACGGATTCGACATAGAGTTAGGAATACTTATTTCGGGTGCTCTTAGAGTTCCTAGTACTATAGTTGAAGATCCTGATTCTTTACCTATGGGAGCTAATGCGGACATTAGAGGTAGAGCATCTTATGAGAGTGGTCAAATAGAATCTGTAGCAGTCACTAAAACTGGATACAAATATACAGACAACGAGCAGGTCGACATTGTATCTCTAGAGCCTAGTAGTCCAGACTATAATACAGTCATTGCTAAGGCAAGCATCAGAACTTTAGGACAAGGTAAGACTGATGGCAGATGGCAGTCAAGCACATCTTTCTTGAGTGATTCAACTAAGAGATTACATGATAACAATTATTATCAAGAATACTCATATGATATTTCATCGATAGTAGATCCTGACATATATAAGCCTTTGATTGATGACACTGTGGGTGTAGCAGGAACTAAACTGTTCAGTACGCCTCTGATAAATAGTATTAATACTGTAAGTAGTGAATCTAACGTATCGTTGACATATTACGATATTACATCAGAGCAGTTGCTTACATACGATGGAGACCAATATGTGGCAGAAGAACACGCCTCAATTGATCTTCATGCAGATATTGTTACAGAAACTGGAGGCATTGACTAGCTAATGGCAACTTTACGCATAACATCAGATGGTGATCCTTATCCAGTAAAGGCTGGAGACCCTCTGGTAAATGACGGCACGAATAGATTATTCTCAGACGGACTATCTATAACTGATCAGGTCGTTGACTTCACGTTTAAGTATAGAGCAGGAAGCAATACTAGTGATCCAGAAGATATAGTAGCAGGAGAAGCTATTGGAGTAACCGTTAATGGTGTGCCTATATTTTCTTCTACTTCAGAACTGTCTGTTCTGCCTGTATCTCTAAATTCTGCTCCTTCAGGTTTTCAATGGAATACAGTAGGGAATCCAACTGAGTTTCAAGTAGATCCAGCTGGCGGTAGACCAGAAAATGGAGGATCATATAGGTATAGAAGCGGATTATTCATTAAAGACATGATGACAAACTCTACCTTTGGTAACTCTTCTACATATAGTTCACAACAAACTTTTGGTGGAGATTTTACTCGTCATAATGACGGACACTCTAAAATTATAGGATACGCATTTGACGGATATCCCATTTATGGTCCTTACGGATACACTGATGCTACAGACGAGACATCGGGCATTACTCAAATGTCTAGTTCATATAGACAAAAAGATGTAGAAAGCACAGGAAGAGTATACACTTATGCACAAGTACCAAGAGGATCCTTTGTGCAAGATCATGAATATGTAGAAAGTTTAGGTACGTTAGATCAGCATAATGGAAGGTACTGTGTTACTCCAGACTACACTACTGGCACATATGCATACTTCTTAACATTTACGGATAGCAATTTTAATAATCCAGCTTTCCCGTATATAATAGGACCATCTACTAGAGAGCAACGAACAGCTTAACGAAACGGATAAGAATTAATGGCAAAGATAATTACAGAAAATTTTAGAATTGAAACGACTAATGAGTTATTCAGTTCTTTTAAGAATCAAAACCAAACGCTGAGTGATAATTTTTTATCTCAGCTACAGGCATATGATGACGGAGAACAGGGTACAGGATTCAATTTAGGTATACAAGAAGAAATTGCAATCCAGCAATTAGTTAAAGATCAGTTGAACATATTGAGGCCAGAATCTAACTATTATATTGTTGCTTCTGCGACTTCCTCTACGAGTGAAGATCCAATAACCAACACTCAGAAGTCTAAGCGAGAGTTTCAGAGAAGAATGGTATTTGGAAATAAAGTCAGTGACGATTCTGCTAGATATATGTTTTATGAGAACGCCTGGGTATCTGGTACAATTTATGATGCCTATGACGATATGGTAGATATTGAAGAATCTAATACTGTCGTAACTGTAAGAAATGCTCAGAATGAGTACCTAGTATTTAAGTGTATAGAGAACAATGGCGGCGCCCCTTCGCTCGTTAGTCCACAAACTATTGCTAGCCAGTTCACTGCTTCGAACTATCAGGCTTTAGAGACCGAAGACAAATACATATGGCACTATATGTTCACTGTTACATCAGATGAGGCTGAAAAGTATAAGACCTCTGATAGTCTACCTCTTCCTATATCTTATGGAGATGCTAATGTAATTTTAAATGCCAAGGAGAATATTTCTCAAATTATTATAGAGAGTACTCCTTCAGCGCAGTTTAATCAGTATCTTTTTGGTGAAGCCACTAGTACGTCTAACTCTTCTGATGTTTTGATTACATCTACTGTTCAAAATGGAGAGTTATTAGATGTGAGTCTGAAGATTACAAACAAGATAGGTAGAACCTTATATAATGATCCAGATTCATATAAAAATATGTACCTAAGATCAGCAGAAGGTAGTACACAAGGAAAACTATATGACGTAGTGGCTTCTCTATCAAATAACAGCACGAAAGAAATCACAGTTACCTTAGATACGACTGATGCGATAAGTGGAGTAGCGCAACTTGTTCCTAAAATATTAGTTTCTTCTTCTACCTTAGGAGGAGAACAATGTAAGGCTTACGGAGTACTTGATCAGTTCGGAACATTAAGAAGAATTGCTTTTGAAAATAAGGGAAGCCATTATAAATTTGCCGAAGCGGAAGTATCTTATCCTAAGAGTCTTACTGGTCCAGGAGTAACTGAATTGAGAGCAGTAGTTTCGCCTAAAGGTGGACATGGATCAAATCCTATCGATGAGATGTCTATGAGTAGACTTTCAATCGTCACCAACTTCTCAGGAGATGATTCTCATGTGCCTAAAAGTAACCTATACAGCCAAGTAGGATTAATTAAAAATCCTCTATTTAAGGACTCTTCGGGTAATGATGTTGAGCCAGAGGGGTTTGATAACAGGGTTAAGGTAACATACAGTACTGCACAGCCAGCACTATTTGAAGACGAGAGTATTACCTCTTGGACTTCAACCACAGGATCAATTATTAGACAGATAATACAGAGAATTGATGTGAGGGGTATTCAAGGAAATAATGATTATGTTATTAATGATCTAGGAGAACTCAGCACTTCAGATTGGCAGGCTCTTGGTGCAACTACTGTAGCCTTAGGAGCTTCGTTCACATCTGTTGCTAATCCATCTCCCAGTCTAACTAAAAGAGCAACAATATCTTTTGCAGTAGGTACTTCTACAGGCTCACCAGATGAAGAGATAATAACTGCTAAACTTCATGCCTTGGTAAATACTGGAGATACAACAGGCACTCCAAACACTGGAGAATTATACCTGGTGGACCAATATGGCGCTTTTGAGAGTAAGCTACATTCAGGTCCTATTATGCTGATACGTTCAGATCAATATATAGAAGGCTCATCAACACAGCCTAATGGTATGGCATTTAGTATAAATAACTTTAGTGATATAGCATACGGAGAATATGTGCCGTATAGTGGAGAACTACTTCACTTTATTAATTTTTCGCCTGTCACTAGACGAGCGACCGCAAGAGAAAAAGTAAAATTTACGTTTGACTTCTAATTAAGGAAAGAGTATATAACAAATGGGCATTAACACAGACTTAAATGTAGATCCGTATTACGATGATTTCGATGAAGCGAAACAGTTTAATAAGGTTCTGTTCAAGCCAGCAAAGGCCGTACAAGCACGAGAACTAACTCAGCTTCAAACTATTCTACAGAAGCAGGTAGAAAGATTTGGATCAAACGTATATAAAGAAGGCACTATCATTAGCGGTATTAACTTAACTGCTCGTGACGATCTCTCTTATGTAAAGTTAAACGACAAGGCTGGATTTTCTGATCCATCAGTATATGACCAGATCAAGAATGATGATGGAACTACCACGACATTTACAGTAACTGGTCAACAGTCTCAACTAACAGCAGAGATCATTAAGGGTGAGAATGGATTCCAAACCCAAGATCCAGACTTGAAGACGTTCTTTGTTAAATATTTAAACACCTCTCAAGATAATCAGAGTGATGTTAAAGAGTTTCTTCAAGGAGAAACACTAGAGATTCGTAATAAAGATAACGATCTAGTTCAAGACGTTACTGTTGCTACTGTTGTTAATCATGCAGGATCATCTTTCGGAGTATCTTGTGAAGAAGGTGTCATCTATCAGAAAGGACACTTCATCTTTGTTGACAATCAATTTATTATTGTAACCAAGTACAAGAATGTACCTGGACAAGACATGACTGAATCCGGTGTAATCGATCCAGTTTCTGTTGGATTCACAGTTAAAGAAAATATTATCGACTCTGATCAAGACACAACATTACTTGACAATGCTAGTGGTTTTAATAATGAGAATGCTCCTGGTGCTGATAGACTTCAATTAGTGCCTACATTAGTATCGTATAAGAGTTCATTAGAGCCTACAGAATTTTTTGCTCTGATCAGATATGTTAACGGTAATCCAGTTCGTATTCGTGATAAGACTGAGTTTAACGTATTAGGAAACGAGTTAGCTAGAAGAACATATGAGGAGAGCGGTAACTATGTAGTTAATGGCTTAAACTTATCGTTAGAGAGAGAAGGCAATCAAGCATTCGCTGTAGTTTCTCCTGGTAAAGCATATGTCTACGGTAAAGAAGTAATTAACGTATCGCCAACTAAACTTCCAATTACTCCAGTTAGTGCAACACAATCAAAGACTGGACAAAGAACAGGAATATCTTACGGACAGTATTATACATACAATCACGCTGATGCTGGAACCGTTGACGACTTTTTATTAGACGGATCTAGATATGAACTAAAAAATGCATCGACTACGATAGGACACTGCTCTATCGCAAACATCACTCCAGGCAAAATATATGTCTATGCTGTAGAAAAGATAAAGACTGTTTCTAATGACTATACTAGCACTCCTGTAACGCACATAGAAAATACCACGCTAACGAATAGTGGTAAACTATATGAACCCTCAAAGTCTTGTATGATTTTTGACAGCGGTAAGGCGAGTCTAAGTTCGGTTAGTAATGTAAACGTAGTTAAGCGTGTTCGAGAGACAGGTTTTGGTGACGGTTCAACAACAACATTTACGATTGCGGCTGATGCGACTAAAACACCGCTAGTTGAAGACATCTTTGCGATTACTACTAACAATATACTTTATACGGCTTCATTAGGAACTTATGCGTCAGCTGGCAATGTTACTGTTGAATTTGACACAGCTCCTCCTTCTGGCTCTATCTTGTACTATAATGCAGTTGTCTCAAATATTCCTCACGATTCTTTAGACGAAAATGAAGGATATGTGAAAACGATTTATGACGACCAAGGCTACGGCCAATTAGGTGTGCCCAACTGCGTAGAATTAATTAGTGTCGTAGATAATTTTGGAGATGCATCTCTAGACTCTAAAGATGTGACGAAGAAGTTTAGACTTGTTAGGAATCAGAAAGATGGCTACTACGCAAGATCATATATTAGATTATATGCAGGCGAATCATTAGATAATAATAACATATTGATTAAGTTCAGATATCTAAAAAGAACTTCTACTGTAGGTTCTGGATTTTTGATTCCTGATAGTTATTCTGGAGTTACTAGTAAACAATTAATACACAACTATACAGCTAGAAACTTACAGGACTATAATCTTCTAAATTCGTATGACTTCAGACCATACTCAACTAGAGTTGTTGTTCCTAGTTTAGGTAAAGATGGTGCGCCCACAGTTAACTCTTCTACACCTGCGGCAATCAATATTAATAGAGAACTTACTCCTGCAGTTAACACAACTGTCATAGGCGATCAAGTTTATTATATGTCTAGAATAGATAGTGTTGTACTAGACGACTACTCGAACATCACTCTTCTGCAAGGAGGAGAAGATGAGAATCCTAGCAGACCTAAAGCTAGCGGATTGTATGCTATAGGTACTGTGACTATACCTGGTAATCAATCCAATATCACCGGTGAGGATAGAATAACTATAGCCAATATATCAACTAGAAACTACACCATGAAAGATATTGGCGAAATTCAGAATAAAGTAGATGGTCTAGTGGACATAGTCTCGTTAAGTCTCTTAGAACAACAGACTAGTAATCTGTTGATAACTGACGAAAACGGAAACAATAGATTTAAGAATGGTATTCTAGCTGATTCTATTAAGGACTTAAACATCGCAGATGTAAGAGATCCGGAATTCATTTCAGCAATTGATAAAGGTAGAACTGTTGCTACTCCTTTAGTAAAACAGTTTCCTATCGATTTAAAAGTGGCTGACTCTTTGAATCAGTCTGTCGCTCAAGGATATCCTGATCTGGTCACTATCGCTGAAACTGGGGTGAAAGAGACTGTTATCGAACAGCCTTATGCAACAACATTCAGAAACTGTGTGTCTAACTTCTATAGCTACGAAGGAAAGGCAGTCATAGATCCTCCTTTTAACTCTGGCTATGATGTTATCAAAAATCCAGAAGTTAATATTGAAATTGATATTGCGGGTCCTATGTTAGATTTAGTAGATAATATTCAGCAGATTATGCCTTTGACTAGCGAAACAATGCTAGAAGAAGAACGAATAGGAACTACTAGACCTAGACGAAGAGTTGTTATGGGCCAATTCAATCAAACGATTGAGCAACGTAGTCTATCTACTTCGACTAGTACTTTAAATCAGACTGTAGGTAACTTCGTTACAGACATCAACATGAAGCCATATCTAAGAAGACAAAATGTTAAGATTTTGGCTACAGGTCTTAGACCTAATACTAGGCACTACTTCTTCTTTGACGAGAAGCCTGTTGATTCTCATGTTGCGCCTGGCGGTCTAGTTAGAAGCGGAAGAAGAGGTAGTTCTACGCTAGATGTTAGAAGAGTTAGAAGCGCATGGCACAAAAGAAAAGGCACAGCAGTTAGAACTGATAGTAGAGGTGTATTAGTTGCCACTTTCACTATTCCTGCTAATACTTTCTTTGTAGGAGAAAACGTACTAGAAATAGTTGATGTCGACCAGTACACTTCAATTGACTCAGCATCTACATCATACACTAGAGTAACGTATAGAGGATATAACTTCGCAGTAAATAAGAGTGATCTAAGTGTAACTACTAGAACGCCTAATTTCGACACCGCTATTAATATCATCAATAGAGAAGTTGAGCGACAAGTAGGAGATCCTATTGCTCAGACGTTTAAGGTAAAAAGTTCCAGCACAAAGGGAGCAAACAGTATATTCTTGAGCGGAGTTGATGTATACTTCAAGACTAAAAGTTCGACTGTTGGTGTAACGCTACAAGTTAGAGAAGTCGTTAATGGATATCCATCAAAGAGTGTTTTACCTTTTGCCTCTAAGCATCTTGATGAAGATCAAGTTAATGTGTCTGATAATGGCACAGTTACTACTTCATTCCAATTTGATAATCCTATAAAACTAAATGCAAACAAAGAGTATGCGTTTGTTGTTATGCCTGATGCGAACTCTCCAGACTATTTAATATACACTTCTAAAGTAGGAGCAACATCACTATCAAAAGGAAGTAGCCCATCAAATGCTCCTGTGACAAACGATTGGGGTGACGGAGTACTGTTCACTTCAACCAATGATAGTGCCTGGAAGTCTTATCAAGATGAGGATATTAAGTTTGCCCTGAAGAGATATGAGTTCTTAGATACAAGTATTTCTGATAATCAGTCTTATGTCAGATTGGTGCCTAATGATATCGAGTTCTTGAATATAAGAGAAGTTAATGGCAACTTCTTAGATGACGAACTAGCATATGTCAAGAAAAACACTTCTTATACTGCTGGTATTTCAGGAGACGATTTAAACATAATGACTATATCGGGCTCATCTGCGTTCTTGGTGGATGAGTATGTGTTCTTAGAGGACTCTACTGGTGCAAATTCTATTGTTGCTAAGATATTGAATGTAGATGCACAAGCAGATCAAAGTGTTATTACAATAGATACACCATTCTTCGAATCTACAACTAACGCTCAGGCGCATATGTGTGTCGCTGGCAATGTGTCTTATTTCAATCCATCTAAACTTGACAGTCTGCACTTAAAGGGCAGTTCTGCAAACTCGTCTAACTTTATAGATGATAATGGAAATACAGGAATTGCGGACTTTATTGTCAACGAGTTCTACACAATAACCGATCTGGGATCAGCAGATGAGTCCACTACCAGTACTTATTGGAACTCAGTGGGAGCAGGAACTAGTCCTTTCGTTGGACAGACATTCAAAGCTACTGCACAAAATGCTGACGGAGACGGAACTGCTAGACTGAATAACCAAGTTATTGTAGGCATAGACAGCGGAGCTTCTGCGAAGATTTCCGGAGTTACTAACGAGAAGATCAGTTACTTCCAGCCTCAAATATATGCTGACGATTCACCTAACACTACATATTATGCAGAATTATTTGATGGTCCAGGAACTAAAGATAAAGACATCTCTTTGAACTCTAACATCTACACGCAGAATAATCTAAGAATAATTACCAGTAAGAGTAAGATTGTTAATCCTTCTGATACCACAACAGAAGAGTTTAACATTAGAGTGAATATGTCTAATAATGGATTCACAGCAACCTCACCTGTTATTGATGCTACTCTTTCAGAAATCAATGCTTACCAATACTATATTGGAGATGAAGTTAATACTACTTCACAATGGGTAACTAAAGAAATTAGTTTAACTGACGGATTATATAGTGATGGAATGAGAGTGCTATTAAGTGCTTATAGACCACCAGGAACATTTGTCGATGTGTATGCTAGATTTGTTTATCCAGAAAATGTTGAAGAAAAGAGTCAGTGGTATCTCTTAGAGAATGAGAATCCACAGCTATATTCTAATGTAAGTAATACTAGAGATTACAGAGATTTCGAATATAACTTTCCTGAAGACAAGATGACAGGAGCAGGTAATCCTACTGCGCCATATACATTACACGGTGAATATACATCCTTCCAGCTGAAGTTTGTTTTACGCCATGCAACTTCTGGCGATGGTATGGAATTAGATACTCCCGAGTTGAACTCTATTATTCCTGATATTAACTTGTTCCCTCATGTATTTGATTATAGGGCCATAGCACTGACATGATAGATCCAACTACCTATACACAATCTAACGCAGGAGTTGGTATAGTCAATACTGATGCTAAGGCGTATCAAAGTGCTATAGCAAGAAGAAAGCAAGATAAATATATAAAAGGATTAGAGCAGAGGATAACGAAATTAGAATCTGCTATGAATCTATTACACAAAACTGTTGAAGAGATGAAAAAATGACCGTTACTTTAAATAATATAACTGGTTCGGATACTTTTGATACCTGGAGAGAAAGAACGAACGATCTGATGACTGTGGCAGATAAAAGTGTCACCATGTCTGGAGATGCTAACGTAGGAGATATACTTCTTACAGGCAATCTTACATTTCAGAATGCACTTAATAAAATAACCGTTACGAAGATCGAAAAAACTTCACTGGGCACATATCTAAGTCTAGAGAGTGATACTAAAGTGACAGGCTCCCTAACAATAGATCCGGGCACTAGTGCCGCAAATCTTATAATAGGTAGAGACGGTACCGAGAAGTTTAAAATATTTACAGACATTAGTCACAATTGGCTAAGGATTCAGCAAACTAGTACTGGTAACTATATTCAGATTCAAGATGATTTGATTACTACTAGTGGTTTAAGACTAGCTGAAGACGCTCTTCCTACGGTACTTACCAGAAGAATCTCCCATACAGGCACTGGAGGCGATAGGTCTAGCTTTTCTGAAGTTGATATTTCTGATGGTGTAATATCAGCCAGCACATTCTCAGCAGACACTGCGACTCTTACATCGGTTGACATTAATGGTGGTGCTATCGACAGTACTACAATCGGTGCAAACACGCCATCTTCTGGCTCTTTCACAAGCGTATCGACTACTGGTGACGGCGACTTTACGGCTGGTGGCACCGGCGGATTTAAAGGTGATCTAAAAACACAAGCAGGTGCGACTGTTATTGATGTAGATGCCTTAGCCGCTCCATATTTTTATGGTACCGCAGCCAGTCTTAGTGACGGAGGGGTAACTGCTGTATTGGAAAAGATATATCCTGTTGGATCTCTATATCTAACAACACAGGCTAACGTAACTCCATTTGAAATTTTCGGAGTAGGATCTAGTGCCGACTCTTGGATTCCTTACTGTGAAGGCGCTAGTCCAATTGGATATCAGCATTGGAACAATATCACCAACTCAAGAGACTATGGTGATTATTACACTGAAGTCTATGTTGGAGGTTCTGATGGAGAGGGAGTAAAGGATAGTTCTAAAATTGCACAACATGATATTGTTGTTGTCACTGGCTTCTCAATGGGTAATGGAACATATACAGTATTGAGTAAATCTGGAGACTGGATAAGAATAAATCGAAATCAGTCTCTCGGGCACGCAGGCGGATCTAACCGCAAGATAAAAAATGAGTATGCGAGAACTCTCGGCGAATATCAAGGTCAGCAGGGAATCACATTATCAACAGGTCAAATGCCTAAGCATAGACATCAACTTGGTATACCTAGGGACGTTCACGGCTATGGTGATGCCGCCGCCCTGGTGTTTAGTAAGAACTATGATGAGACCGTTAAGTTTGAGCATTATAGTGATTACCAAGGTGATAACGAGAGAATTAATATCGTAGGTAAAGTGCAGACAATATATATTTGGAAAAGAATAAGTTAGTATAAATAATTCAATCAACACCTAAGGAAAATAGGATGTCAACAAAGAAATTTAGTCAATTACCGGCACTGGACGCATTAGCGGATAACGATCTGTTTGCTGTAACAGATACTGATTCTACTCAGTCCAAAAAGGTAACAGGTACGATATTAACAAGCTATGTTCTGTCTAGTGACAACATAGAAGCTAAGACTGGTACTATAGTTACCAAGATTAATGAACTTAATCCTACTGTTGGTAACAATCTTAAGGCGACAAACTTATATGTCAGTAGTGCCTTAGGCTATAAGCCAGCATCATACTTTCTTGCTTGGGATAACGTAACGGGCAAACCTAATATTCCCACCGATCTCACGGACTTGCAGAATAGCACAGACTTTGTATCATACGACTCTGACACCGGTACAATTAGAGTTTCAGGATCTGGCTCTACGGCCAGAGGAATAAGTTCAGATAATATTACAGAAGGAACTGATAATTTATTCCACACATCTGATAGAGTCGATGATAGATTAGAAATAAACTTCGGTAGACTGTACAACACATACAGTAGTGCTTTCGATGGCGGAACAGTGACCGAGAGTCTACAGGATGTTCCAGGCACATTTAGAAATATAGATGAAGGCCAATCTAACATTGTTCGTGTAACAGACCCTTCTGTCGCTGACAACTTTGTAGTGGGCCAAACACTAAGAGTATATGGTGCAGGATCCCTAAGTGAAGAGGTGACAACAACTCCCACATTCGGACTTAATGACTTAAATGTCAGCGCAGGCTTTTCAGAAAATGTTTCTGGAATTGAGTTCTCATATAAGTTAGCAAAATATAGCTTGATAAGTGGAGAAATAGGACCTATAGGCACAGAAAGAAGCATAAATGTTTATAATGCCGGAAATGATGTACTATCTGCATTCAATACCACTAACTTTGTTAAGCTAGACATAACAGGTGTCTCTAATACTGAAGGGGTAGCGGTTTATAGAAGAATTGGCGGAGCTCCAAATCAATATAAACTTCTAGCAGTTCTAGGACCTAAAGACTTACAAGTTACACCTTGGAAAGACTATCACACATTTGACTATACTAGTTGGTCTGGAAAAAACTCTTCAGATAACACATACTCAAGTATTACACACTTTCCCTTAACTGCACATACTTCTTCTCGCAGAGGTTGGAGAGATGTAACGATACAGTCTATCAATAAGCAAACTTCGTTCTTCGATATATCTTTTGGCGACACATATGTCTACGTTAACCCTGACGGAGCAGTTCAACTTGCACATAACGACACAGCGAAAATTAATGAAGCGATTCTAACTAAGTCATCTCAAGGCAGAAAAAGCATCACACTAAATGCTAAGACTTATAATGCTACACACATTGGTATACCTGATGACTTTGGTATACTGGGAACAGCAAACATCACAAAGGTTAAGAAACTTCCTTGGTCTGGATATAAAGCATCTGTTCCTAATAATAACCTTATAACAGCAATTACTTCTTCTGGCTCTGAATCAATATCTCTAGTCGGCATAGATTTTGACGGTAACGTAAAATCGCAATATCTTCTCATTGACGATGCAGATCAAGCACTGAATTATCTAATAGACTTCAAGACTGGCTCCGATTCTATTCTAATCGAGACTTGCAGATTTAGAAATATGATAGGTGGAGGCATATATGCTACTTCTCCTAATGAGTTTAAAATTTCAACTTCAGAGATAACAAATAGTGGCGTGACTGATAGATTTCAGTTCTCTCCTCTGATTGTAGATGGTGGTACAACCACTATGGTCACTGGAAACAGACTTGAAAATTTCTCTGATGCTGTCAATGCTTCAATAAGTAGCGAAGCAGTCTTAACTAACAATATCATCAAAGCCTGTGGCTCTGGTCTATTCATATATGGTTCTAGATTTACACTATCTTCTCCGAATGTTCTAATTGGTCCAGCTAATGAATTTTTAGCGAGTCCTGATATTCTAAACACAGAATATGACTTGATTAATATTTACCGAGAGACTTTACCTATATCTGGTCCGTTTACGTCACAGGCACACACATATCAAGAAAATGGACAAGCGTTTGACTTAACGCAAAATCCCATAAACATTCCTGCTGTCATAAAATACAGAGCGAACTTAGTTAAGAAACTTTCGAATGGTTCAGACGAGATATACGGCAATAGAGTTGGACCTTCTGCCAAGGACATCAATGGTACCACATTCCCAACTAATACTTTTGGTATGATAAGCGGAAATAGATATACGATTTTAGAAGCAGGTAACACTAACTGGATAGGTATAGGTGCACCTAACAATAACCCGGGCACATACTTCACCTACAATGGGGTTGCGCCAAGTCAAGCCAATTCTAGTGTAGCAACATCTGGACTCGCTAGGTCTTCAGAGTTTGCTGGATATGGTAATGTTAGCGTAACAGGTCCAATATCTATTCAAAATGTGGGAACTGGTGTTGATCCCTCTTCAGGAGAGTTTAAGTTTCAGCTATCAGAAAATACGATTGCTAGAATTAAAGATGGTATATATGCTCCTAGTAACTTACAGACACTGTATGATGCTGATATTGTAGCTGGTAATCAGCCTGCAGGATCAACGCACGTTGGTATAGCATGGTCAGCTAGTATCAGGTACTACACTAGAGCCGCTACAATATCTCAAATTGGTAGCTGGGACATTAGTAGCGATACGACAAATCCTACATATATCGTAACGGTCACTATGGGCTCAGATAGATTGCCTATAGTTAAACGAGAGGGAGATGCTCAAGGCACTATAGTTAGAATACATGATCATACTAACTTTGCCATGTATAGTCAAGTAGGAGTGTCACATAATTATGGCGAGGTTGTAAACATCATTGACGGATCTGGACCAAATCAAAAGATACTATACATTAAGTTCTGGGCTGGTGGAGATCCTAATGGTAGTGGAGTTAACATCGATGACTATGGGCTTGCCAATGGCGATGCTGACGGAACAATAAATATAATAGACGACTTTGTGATGGCACAAGGGCTTATTAAATAGGAAAAATAAATGTCAAGTATAACAAATGTAAATAACAATGCAAGAGTAGTTAACGTAGGTAGAACGACTCCTGTTCAGCCTGGTCCTCAGACGGCAGATCGATCCATACCAGTTGTAATGGCTTCTGATCAGACCGCTATTCCAGTAGAAGAGCAGAATAAAGTACAGTCTGAGGTTGCGCTATCGCTTCTAGGTATACCTAGAGCAGAAGTTGCCCTTGGTATATTCGCTGATGTTAATACATATGATGTTAACCCATCTGAGTGGTCGATGAAGCCAGAGTTTCATATCAATGGAGATGGAGTTAAGCACCTTCCTACTGAAGCGGGTGCGCTTGTAGAAGCATCTCGTAATAAAGTTTCTGTATTGACATCTAAGCGTTTCTTTAGATATCAACCAGGTCGTGTATCTGCGGCTACATTTGGTATTAAGTCTACCAGAAGTATTGCACACTTTGCTCAAAATCCAGTTATTCGTAAGTACGGCATCTATGACAAGTACGATGGTTACTATTGGGAAACTCGAAATAGCGGACTAGAGGATAACTTCTCATGTGTTCGCAGAACTCAATCGGTTGCTAATGCGCCAGTTAGTCCTTATGGCATTGCTAGTACGGGAGATGTGGGCGGTACTCCACTTAGAGGAGAAGCGGCAACTCCTCAAAAAGTGCCTACGACACAGTTAGACGATTATAGAATCGTTGGTTATGGAGCAAGTGAAACCGAAGTAGCAGAAGGGCTATTTGTTTCAGACAGAAAGATTATAACTGAAAACAGATTTGACATTATCGAAAATGCTATGGAGTATGCTAGAAATAACTATACTCAAACTGCTGGAACAAAACAAACTACTGCAGGAAACAACTTTACTGTTGGCGGTACTCCGTCTACATACTATCAAGATTTGGCAAATGCGATTGCCGCAGATGGTGGTGGTACTTTATCACCGGAAACAGTAGAGTCTAAGTGTAAACGAGATTTAGATTATTGGTTAGACTTTATTTTATTAGATATGAAGCATGGCGGAACTGCACATACTACACTCAACAGAACGAACTTTGCACTATCTGATCCTAATACATCCGATTGGGATGCAACAAAAGTTGGCGTATTCCCTAAGATTCAATTCTTTGAAGAGCCTGTTCACGAAGCATTAAAATATATATTGTCTCAAGGTGAACTACAGAATACAAACTGGGCAGGCACTGTAAGTAACCCAGCTGGCACCAGCTTGTTACTTAGTTCGGCCGCTAAAACAGTATTGACTACACTATCTGCAATCGTATATGATGCTTTCAATGATGCTGGAGGAGCATTCGATGCGGGTAATCCAACATCATCTAATATTAACTCGGGTAGTAAAAATGTCTTAGAGACTTTCTTTGATGTTAAGAAAAACTTCTGGGCTTACTATGTCACGACTAAGAAAGGTCCCAGTCAATCTAATGCGGTTATTCAATACACTGATCCTGGTCAAGGACCTAGTTCTGCATTAGGCTCTACTGCGACTGAAAGAAAAGAAAATATCAAATACAAATGTCAAAGAGACATTGGTTATGTGATTGATGGATTTAAGAATGATATCATAGGCGGAGGTAATGCAGAAACCACATACAATGCTTCCATGTTTGTCAGAGGTACTGGTTTATCTGTATATTCTCAGCAAGAAGGATCAGGTTTGAGTGAACCTTTCAGACACGAACATCTTCGTCTTAGAATGCAAAATGATTTAAAGACATTTGGATATGCTGACAGCACTGATGAATATATAAAACTTACTACACTGTCTAGCAAGATTGAAGATAACTTTAACCAAGAAAATGTTCAATCTATGGAGACAGGAAATAGAGGATTCGCTGGTAATATCTGTGTAATGCGAGATGGTCTACTGCACGTTCATGCCGCTGTTTATGATCCATCATTGCTTAAAGACCCTAAAAAGATAAAAGCAGAAGTGGTCGCAGAGACATCTGATGCATCGCACTTCACATTAACTGAAGGTCTAGTTACTTTTGGTCAGCACGTTAGAATATCTTGGTCAGATGCTGTAGAAGAGATTGCCCTTAATAGTAGTGTTACTGTATATAAAGGACAAGTTCTATTAGTTAAGACTGTTTATGGTCCTAAAGGCAACGAGTTCACTCTTGTTGTTCCTAACGAAACGCCAGAGAAGGTTATTAGTTTCAGTTCGGCAGACATAACTGCCGCAGGAACAGTCTTCATTGAAACGGTAGTTCCTTTTGCATTCCCTAAGGACTATGATGTTGAAGATATGGTATCATTCACATCTAAGATTGATACTACTCCAGGATCTATATCTAACGATGCTAGTGATCCTTCAGACCTATCTACTCATAGAGTGTTTAACGTAAAAGCAAACGATTTCGATACCGGTAGTGTTCCTAGAGGTGCTGTGTTCCCATATATGTACGCTACAGACGATAACTTGACAGGCACATTCTATGGAGACAACAAATATGTAGGTTTCGTTAACACCGCTATTAATCCTCAGGGTGTTGCAGGTAACACAAATGTTGATATTATCAGATCACAAATTGATAATGTGAACTTCTTTCCTGAGTATATCAACTGGATTAAGAATAATGTTAAACCTGAATACTACGGAGTTTATGAGTATCGTGTTCCTCGTTCTAGATTCTCTCATGATTCTCTTGATGGAATACAACAACAAGTTGAAGGTGCTCAGCCAAAAACTTCTTCAGGTAAAGGATATAGAAACAGAGTTTATAGTGACTTAGCAACTGGCGTAACTGGCACTGTTAGACCTGGCGAAAACTTTGTCGAAGTTGTAGGTACTCCAGAGTATCAATCTAGTCTATACGACTTTGACTTTACTAAAGTAACGATGCTTAAAATTGAGTT